TGTGCCACTTTAGCTTGCTCATCTCCTTTGAGTTTTAATAATATCTTTCTGATGAGCTCTTTCTTCAGCTATTTTTCTGGCCTTACGAACTTTCAACAACTGATTGGCTAGCTTAAGATTTTTGATAGCTCTAATGTCAATAACATCAGATACATCAATCAATCCTTTAGAAAGAGCATTGTTTATATTGTTCTCAAGATCTTGTTGTTCTTTGAAGTCTGGTTTTAACTCTATGTTTATTCCAAGATCATGTAGGTGATAATTCTCTAATGCTTTTAATATATCAACATTTATTTTACCAATAGCATTGATATACACTTGTTTCAAGTTTGAATACTTAAAAATATCTTTTAATCGAAGGGCAAGACCTTTTCCAATGTTCTGACTTATAGCTAATGATGAATCAAGAATATGTCTTAGGGCTGTATTTGAATTAAGAGCTAATTGCTGCTGAACACCGACCAACATGTCTGGATGAGGTGTAGAAGCATCGGCTCCTTGTGGAATACCTATTGCATCTCGAACAAGATTTAAATAGTGATTGTAAAGATTTATAAACTCACCAATTCCTGTTGGAACTCCATTATGAAGTTCAGTAATTGGTTGTCTACCATAATTATAATCACCTTCAGATGTCACAGAAGTCCCAATAACGTTACCAGTTTGATCATAAATCTTAAGCAGCTCAAGAGGGGTAAGTGTATTACCGTCACCCATATCAACCTCTTCAAGACCAGCCACATCAATATAAATACCGTTAGGTCTTGATTTAGCAACTATCTGTTGGATCTTTATATGAATCTGTTGCATCTGATCAATGTACGGGATAATTCTCTGTAGAGTTGATCTTGTTCTGTTTTGATACAGCTCCGGAGCATACATCACATAATTTGACACTGTTCTGTTTAACAAACCATTAGGTCTGATCATATTTTCACACAATTTGTAGTTGAAAATATATTGAGTTCCAAGAACTAAAGCACCCTCATACCAAACATCTATAGTTTTCTTTACTGAGTCATATCCTTCAGCATATTTCCCCTTTGTGAAAGTACTTTCCTTCTTTGTCATTTTGAAACCTCCATTGCTTATACCTTTTTTCTTAAAAGCCATAGTGTTGGTAGATTTATAAGTAAAGAACAAAACATCAACCATCATTCCAGCAAAATCATCTGAATTAATGTTACTTCCTTCGTTGGTATTATTTTGATATCTAAAAAACTCAGAAGATTGTGCAGCTATTCTTCTCAAGTCGTCTTCTGAAAATCTACCATTGGAAATCCTTTTTAATTCATTTATTGTAATTCTTTCAACTTCACCATAGTAATAAACATCAGTAAAATCTCTTTTTCTTGCAAAAGAATGAACAACTAAAGCTGGATCAAGATAACTTACTGCAATACCTTTACCGGTATCTGTAAAATGTTTAGCTCCACCTTTACCAAGAACTACAATGTCTTCAATAACTTTACTTTGAGTTTCAGCGTAGTCATTTAAATCCAATGTGAACTTAAAAGCTTCTTCACAAGCAATTTCTATTGCTGGTTTATACTCAAGTTGCATATGTAAATCAAGCTCTTCTTGAGTATGAGGATATTTATCAAAACCTTCAGGGAACATATCCAACCCTAAAACTTTTTGAGCTTCTTCCATTATTGGACGAGAAATCATAACACTCTGAAGAGCATTACGATAATCATCTTTTAGATCCGTAGAATATTTATCTGTGGCCTCAGCTTTGATATCGAACAAACGTTCGCTCATTTGGTTAACAATGATCTTTACAAATTTAGGAGCAACTTGAATAGGTCTAAAATCGTAATTTGTATATGCCTCATCCCCATCACCTGCAATCAAATCTTTATAAATTTTAGTATCTTGCTCTCCTCTTGCATATAAACGGAGTTGGTGATACAATTCACGCTGATCATAAAATGGACATTGACCTCCACCAGTAGGTTTTCTGAACCATTCCCATTGGATAGCTTCAGCCATCTGAAGTCCAAATTCCTCAGTATTCTTTACTTCATCTGGAGCCAAATGATCCGGAAATCCAACATTTGGTATAATTTCTCTTTTATCGAATTTCATTTTAAATTTTATAATTTTTTACCAATGTCTCCACTGATGTTATATTTTTTTACAAAGTTAACGCTTTTTTTGGCTCGCTCTTTTTTAGGTGGTTGATACTTTTCTGTAGAACAGGCCATTAAGCAAAGTCCACTTGATATCGTGGCATCAAACTCTGTTCTATTGTCTGGATCAAAGTTTGACCAATCTACTAATGTTTCTGTAAATGGCATACTTCCCATCTCTCCGTCTGGTCTAAAATCATTGCCAGATGCTACGCCAACATATTGTTCTATGTGAACACCAATACCATTCATATGAGAATCCAGAATATCTTTTGATGACATTACCTGACCACCGTACTCTTCTTCATTGGCATTCAATTTATCTTTTGGTTTATCAAGTCTATCCATTGCAAAAGGTCTGTAGCCTCTATTTCTCATATGACGAAGTAAGTCAATACGGTTGGACTCAATAAGAATCAACATTCCATAGTATCTTACTACTTTGATAACATCTTCAAAGAAAATCGTTTCATCCTGTGGACGAGCTATATATTCAAAACACCATGCATTACTTGGTGCTCCTCCCTCTGGGAACATTACTGTTTTACCATGTATGGCTCCTTTTGACCCTTTACCATGAGTAGATTTTAATGAGAATGGGTCACAACCACCACGAACACAGTTTGTGTTTAATGGATAAAATTTGTCTCCTTTCTTCTGAACTCTGTTGGCAAGACCTTGAGTTCCATCAGCAATAGAAGGTAACCACGCTACCTTAAACCTACCTTTAGGATTTGGTGCAAAAAATACATCTCCATCTTTTTCATTGACCCACTCAAAATTACCTACAATATACTTTTGATTTTCATCAAGTTTGTCATTATGGTCAATTTGATCATAAATTTTAGTAATGTTGAAAACACATTCATTTGCTTCATCACGGAAGGCATATTCTACAGTTCTTGGATAGGCTCTGTATTGTTCGTTAAGGGCTTTATCAGAAACCTTTCTCTTCATATCTTCTTGTCCTTCAAGATATTCAATAGATCCAACTCTAATCAGTTTACCTGCAACATTGTATGTTGGTACTTTTGGTTTTTCAGTGTGACATTTTCCATATTTATCTGTAAATTCCTCCATGTTAAATTGAGCAGCTAGGAAGAATCTATATAAGCCTGAAGCTGTCATTTGAGTAACAGTATTTCTTTCTCTTACGTCTGAAGATTTGTACAACTCTTTAAATTGAGATCCTCCTTGACTCATGGCTCCAACAGTTGATCCTATAAATGCTTTACCAACGATTCTACCTCCTTGGTTCATCGTTGGTGAAATTTGACCAAAATGTTGAGTGTAGTCCATTGGCTTTTTCCATTTCCCTGCTTCATCCCCAAGATATCTAAACAGGGCCTGTCCATCATAAGAGTCATTTTTAGTAGGCTCGTAGTCAATGAAATTATTCAAATAATCATCAAGTCCAAACTTTCTGGCTTTTTTAATTTCACGAGTGTTAACCATTGGTGCTCCAAATTGAAACTCTTTTGGTGAATCGACTTTACCTTTGATTAGTGGGATAAAGTAGAAAGGAAGATTCAACAACATATATCTGAATTTTAAGAATGCTTTACTTGCATCATTATCAGATTTTGAAGTGATACCAAAGTTTTTATTCCTGAAAGATGTGATATCATTTAAGAAACAACATAGAACTATGTATGTAAATCCAGTACGTCTTGATTTAACAAAAAGCTGACCTAAACATCGTGAATCAATCAAACAGGCTTGAATGTGGTAAAATATATCAAGCTGAGCATATCTGAAATCCATATACCCTCCAGTATCAAGCATTTTACAATGAGTCAAAGCAAAATAATGATTCCCTGTCAAGTAAACAGCCTCTCCGTTGTTCATGAACCAGATACCCTCTCTACGTCTTCTGAATTCCTCTTTTATAAATGCATCCCATTCATCTTGATTTTCAGGTGTAATTGTGTCTGGTATTTCTGGTCTTCTCCAGTACTGTTCTTTCTTGGGTAGATCACTAAACAAAATATCCTTTTTTAACCTAGGCGTTTTAGGCAAAATCACGTTTAAATCTTCCAGACATACCATAGTGCCACTCGACCCAAATGGACAGATTTTTACGGCATCTTTTTCTTCATCATACCAATCATTAAAATAATTTTTTGGAGAATAAAACTCTCCCTTTGCAAACCTCTCTGGATAACCAAGCCTGAACTCACGCTCAACCATAGTCATATCATCATTCTGTAGCTTCTCCTTAATTTCCTTGATGTTAGAATCAAGCTCATAAATCGCTTCAAGAATTACGGGTTTTGCTAAAATAGCATTTTGTCTTTTATGTAACTCAACAGCTTCAAAATCTATATCGTGTGATAATGCTTTATACAAGAACTGTATAGCTTTGTCTCCAGACTCCACCATCTTTTCCATATAAAACCTAACCTTCTCTTTGCTTGGAGCATTTGGAGACGAGGCCCATCGATTTATGAT